TACATCTTTACAATACCAATAAGCCCATTCTGACATTTCTTTTGGTTCTAACCACATTATTTCTCCTTTATATATTTTCTCACTTCTGGATCATCTTTTACATCTTTACAATAATAAAATGCATACTTTGGATCAGTAATATATTTTCTGATTTCTGGATCATCTTTTACATCTTTACAATACCAATAAGCCCAATGTGAATTAGTGATATGTTTCCTGATTTCTGGATCATCTTTTATACCATTACAATACCAATAAGCCCATTCTGGATCAGTAATATACTTTCTAACTTCTGGATCGTCTTTTATTTTTCTACAATAATCAAATGCCCATTGTGAATCAGTAATACGTTTTCTGATTTCTGGATCATCTTTTATCTCTTTACAATAACGATAAGCCCAGTATGAACCAGCAATGAGTTTTCTAACTTCTGGATCATTCCTTACATCTTTACATTCTAACCACATTATTTCTCCTTTATATATTTTCTCACTTCTGGATCATCTCTTACGGTTTTACAATAACGATAAGCCCAATATGAATCAGTGATATATTTTCTGATTTTTGGATCATCTTTTACAAATCTACAATACCAATAAGACCACCTTGAATCAGTAATATATTTGCTGATTTCTGGATCATCTTTTACCTCTTTACAATAATAATATGCCCATCTTGAATCAGTAATATACTTTCTAACTTCTGGATCATCTCTTATAAGTTTACAATAAATATATACCCATTTTGATTCAGTAATATATTTTCTCACTTCTGGGTCATCTTTTACATCTCTACAATATAAATATGCCCATGATGAACCAGTAATGAGTTTTCTCACTTCTGGATCATTTCTTATATTTGCACAATACCAATAAGCCCATTCTGACATTTCTTTTGGTTCTAGCCACATTTTCACCCCTTTATATATTTTCTGATTTCTGGATCATCTTTTATATCTTTGCAATACCAATTTGAATCAGTAATATACTTTCTAACTTCTGGATCATCTTTTACATATTTACAATATAAATATGCATGCTCTGAATCAGTAATACGTTTTCTGATTTCTGGATCATCTTTTATATATTTATAATAAGCATATGCCAATGTTGAATTAGTAATATACTTTCTAACTTCTGGATCGTCTTTTATTTTTCTACAATAACGATAAGCTGATTTTGAATCAGTAATATATTTTCTCACCTCTGGATCATCTTTTACATCTATACAATACCAATAAGCCCACATTGAATCAGTAATACGTTTTCTCACTTCTGGATCATCTTTTACTTCCCCACAATAATATTGTGCCCATTCTGGCTCAGTAATACGTTTTCTGATTTCTGGATCATCTTTTATGTATTTACAATAATTATATGCCCAGTATGAATCAGTAATACGTTTTCTGATTTCTGGATCATCTTTTACATATTTACAATAAGAATAAACCCACCCTGAATCAGTAATATGTTTTCTCACTTCTGGGTCATCTTTTATCTCTTTGCAATACCAATAAGCCCATTCTGACATTTCTTTTGGTTCTAACCACATTATCACTCCTTTATATATTTTTTAACTTCTGGATCATCTTTTATATATCTACAATAATTATATCCCCAGTATGAATCAGTAATGTATTTTCTAATTTCTGGATCATCTTTTATATCTATACAATAATTATATGCCCATTCTGGATTAGTAATATGTTTTCTCACTTCTGGGTCATCTTTTACATCTCTACAATAACGATAAGCCCAGTCTGGATCAGTAATATATTTTCTAACTTCTGGATCATCTTTTATATATCTACAATAATTATATGCCCACTTTGAATTAGTAATATGTTTTCTGATTTCTGGATTATCTTTTATATTTTTACAATAACGATAAGCATACAATGGGTTGGTAATGAATTTTCTTACCCCTGGATCGTCTTTTATTTTTCTACAATAATGAAATGCCCAATGTGAATTAATAATTTGTTTTCTTACCTCTGAATCGTCTTTTACTTCCTCGCAATAATAGAATGCCCATTGTGAATCAATAATGAGTTTTCTAACTTTTGGATCATCTTTTACATCTTTACAATACCAATAAGCCCATTCTGATATTTCTCTTGGTTCTAACCACATTATTTCTCCTTTATATACTTTCTGATTTCTGGACTATTTTTTATT